TCCGGTCAGCGCCTTGATAACGTGCGGGGGCTTGCTGACGCGGCTGGTGCCGTATCGGGTTGTGATGCCCCAGCCCGGCAGACGTTCGCCGCGCTTGGCCCGCGCCTCGGCTTCAACCTCAGTTGCCTTGGCCGCTGCCTTGATGATTTCCAGCGCGTTCCGGTAAAAATGCAGGGCCTGCGCCATCTCTGTCGGGGTCCGGTCGCGGTGTCCCGTCATTTCGGCAATGGCCAGCGCCGTGGCGGTCGTCTGTTGCAGCGCCACGCAGCCCACCGCGCCGTCACAATACAGACAATGGTCGCCAGGCGTGGCAACCGGGTCCGGCTTGTAACACTCCTCTGCCCGCTCGATGATCCATTTGGCCTTGGCGCGGATTTGATCAGGCGTCCAGTCGATCCACCTGCGCGGGCCGTCTTGGTGGAACCCCCGCGGCTGGTAAATCTCGGTGCGGATCGTGCGGACCGGGCCGGGCGGTGCAATCAAGATCGCCGCCGCATAGACGATCAATTGCAGGCTGTCAGGTGCCACCAGTCTGAATCCATATTTCAGATCACGGATGGTCAGCACACCATCCGCCAGCGTTACGCAGTCAGGCGTTCCGGCGATGGTGTGCGACAGCGTGACATATTCCTCAACCCACATCTGGCCGCCATCCGCGCGGCAGATGTCAGCATATTCCTGCATGTGGCCGATCATGTCGGGGTCAACTTCCCAACCGTTTTCGTGCATCATACCGACTTCCACGGGCTGGTCAGTCAGCATCAACTCAGCCACCCATGCCGCGCAGGTGCCTTCCCGCGCGGGGTCACTGGTGGGTTGCGGTCCGGCGCGGCTGGCAAACAATGGCGCGGCGGAGCATTTCGTCCAGCGGTGGGCGGCGCTGGGGCGGGTTTCAATCGTCATGACTTGGCCGACAATATCAAAACACCGTCAACATCAACGCAATCATTGGGCGCTAGGGACGTTTTGGAAAAACACTCATGCAGGTCTTGCGGTGCTGTGACTTTGACAACACACGCAACGCAGGTGCCGAGGGATTTTTCACGGTCCTTTTTGCCAATGCTCAGGGCTGTTAGCGCATATCCACCTTGAGGAACCCTGCGTAGGGCCAGCATTCCCGAACAGTTGTCTATACCAACCTCAACCCTATCGCCGACGACCCATCTCATTTGTTTCATGGTGTCGCCATAGAGAACGATGGAAAGTTGTGGGGTGTTTTTGCCGTTACCATAAACTGCAATTCTGGCACCTTTAACATTTCCTGCGCCCCTGTTGCCGGAGCGGGAAGGGGCAATCCACTGAAAGTTGTTGGTGTGTGTCATAGTCATATCTCCCAATTGCGTGTAAAAGGCGGGCCATGACAGCCCGCCATGTGTGGTTCAGGCGCTCATGGCATGGCGGACGCATCCGTCATGGTCGTCGCCGTTGTCCACCGCGTCCATGTATGCTGACAGCCGGGCGATGCTCGTCTGGTTGGTTTCCAGATCGTCATAGCCAATAGACAGGGCCGCATAGATCGCCTCGTATTCGGCGGGCAGGCCGTCCGGGTCCGCCATTTTTGCCATGAACCGTTCCGCCATGGTCTTGTAATCAATCGGGGCGGGCGGTGTTGCAGGGGCAGCACTGGCCGGTTGCGGCACGGGCATCCCCTGCGGTGCGGGTGCTGGTGCATCCTTGCCGGTAGCGGCTGCAATGGCCGCCTCATACGCCTCTTTCTGACCACGCTTGGCACGCCACGATCCGTCCGCGTTCTTGCTGGCCGGGGTGCTGTGGATGGTGTCGTCATGGACCATGCCGTGACAGTCTGTCTCGCCTGAGGGGTGTGCCGGTGCGGTATCGGGCTCTGCCGCAGGGGCCGTGTCGGGCTGTGCCGGTGCCGTCTGGGCAGGGGGCGTGTCAGCATCTTGACTTTCATTATAATCAATCAGCCACATTTTTACGACGCAGGGTTGTGCTTGTGCAATAAAGCCCAAAGTCTCGTCGCATTCCTGGGCGTTGTGGGGGTCAAAGGTGATCTGCATTGTCATTCTCCTGTTTGGGTTGCTATTACCTATTACTAACCCAAGCTGCACGGGTTGTAAATACCTATTATTACCTTGACGGGGCGGGGCAGGCGCAGATAGTAATAGCGCATGACAATCACACTCCGCCCATACCAGACACAACTGATCGACGACATCCGGGCCAAGTGGGCTGGCGGGGCACAAAACGTGCTGGCCGTCATGCCGACACGCAGCGGCAAGACCGTGACGTTTGCCGCGCTGAACGCCGATGGGGAACGGTCTTGCACCCTTGTCCATCGACAGGAACTGGTCGGGCAGATCAGCCGCACATATGCGCTGACCGGCATCTACCACAATATCATCGCGCCTCAATCAGTCATAAATTACTGCATATCACAGCACGTCAAAACGACGGGCCGGAACTTTTACGATCCGCGCGCCACGGTCAGCGTGGCCGGTGTTGATACCCTTATCCGCCGGTTCAAGCCGGGCGATGCGTGGTGCAACTCGATCCGGCGCTGGACCACCGACGAGGCGGCGCACCTGTTACAGGAAAACAAGTGGGGAAAAGCTGTAGCATTGTTCCCCAACGCCAAGGGGCTGGGGGTTACGGCCACGCCGATACGGGCTGACAAGAAGTCATTGCACGCCGATCAGCACGGCGTTTTTCATGCCATGGTGCAAGGGCCGGGCATGCGCGATCTGATCGGCATCGGTATGGTCTGCGAATATCGGGTCATCGCGTCACAGACCGGGATTGACGAGGCGCTGTTGCGGATCGGATCGACTGGCGATTTCACACCCGCGTCCACCAAGGCCGCCCGCAAGTCGGAAATAATCGGCGATGTGGTTGAGACATACCAGCGCCACGTTCCGGGCAGGCAAGCCATCGTCTTTGCCGTCGATGTGCAGGACGCGCGGGACATTGCAGACAGGTTTGTGGCGGAGGGCATCCGTGCCGCATCACTGGACGCCACCAGCAATGACAGCCTGCGCCAGTCGCAATTCGATCAGTTTGCCGCAGGCGAGTTGCAAGTCCTTACCAACGTCAGTCTTTTCGCCGAGGGGGTCGATGTGCCGTCTTGTGATGTTGTGATCATGGCCCGCCCGACTGCCAGCTTCGGATTGTTTTGCCAGCAGTTTGCCCGATGCCTGACACCCGCTCCGAGCAAGACTCACGGCATCATCATCGACCACGTGGGCAACGTGGTGCGCATGGCGGCCAAGCATGGCCTGCCCGATACGCCGCGCACGTGGTCGCTATGGCAAGACGAGACGCGCAAAGCCAATGGCAACCCCGATGCGGTGCCGGTCAGGGTCTGCCCGGAATGCCTGCTGACGTATGAAGCCGTCGTGTTTGCCTGCCCACATTGTGGAGCGGCCCACGTCCCGGCGGGGCGGTCATCGCCGGATCAGGTGGACGGCGTGCTGTCGGAAATGTCGCTCGAACTGCTGGCGACGTTGCGCGCCGGGGCGGCCAAGATCCAAGCCGCCGAGCCTGCCATACCTTACGGCGCGTCTGAGATTGTGGCGGCAGGGATACGCGCCCGGCACCGGCGAAACCAGGCGGCCCAAGCGTCCCTGTCCGATGCAATGCAGCGATGGGGCGGCATGCGGCTGGCGGCGGGTGACTCGGATGAGGTCATGCAAAGCCGGTTCCTGTATCGGTTTGGGACGGATGTTATGAGCGCACAGGGTCTGGCCGAGCGGGCGGCGCTGGAATTGAGGGATGAAATAAATGTTGCACTACAACAGAAGGACGCAGGCCAATGACAATCGCTGAACACTACAACGTCAAGGTTTATGAAATTATGCCGCACATGGCGGAGTATCTCGCGGTCGATCCCGCGATCACCAAGGCAAACGACATCTACGAGATCGTCTTTCGCCGCAGCGTATACTTAGGCGGAATGGCCTGTGTAATTCTGGAAATCGTAGAATAGGAGTCTAAGGCGTGATGTTGCACTTGGGTGATTGTCTGGACGTGATGCAGGGCATACCGGACGGGTCTGTTGATATGGTCATGACCGATCCGCCATATGGCACGACGGATTGCAAATGGGATAGCGTTATTCCGTTCGAGCCTATGTGGGCGCAACTCAAGCGGATCGTGAAGCCAAACGGGGCGATTGTGCTTATGGCATCGCAGCCGTTTACGTCGGCGCTGGTGATGAGCAATGTGAAAATGTTCAAGTATTGCTGGATATGGGATAAGAAGCAATGCGGCAACCCGCTAAACGCGAAGAGGCAACCTTTAAGGGTTACTGAGGACATTTGCGTTTTTGGTTGCACAACTTACCGCCCACAGATGAGAACAGGACGAATGAGAAAAAAAGGGGGTATAAATAAACAGCCCGAAACTACCGGATTAGTAAAACTAGATTATCATACATTCAATGACCAGTATTATCCAACTAATATTCTAGAAATCACAAACGCAAACAGGCACAACCGGCAACACCCCACCCAAAAACCCGTCGCGCTGATGGAATACCTGATCCGCACCTACACCAACCCCGGCGAAACCGTTCTGGATTTTACAATGGGGTCAGGCACGACGGGATGCGCAGCGGCCAACACCGGGCGGCGCTTTATCGGAATTGAGCGCGACCCTGATTACTTTACCATAGCACAAGCCCGTATCCAAAAGGCACAGGCCGACGCAATAACCAATAAAATGAGAGAGGCGACACAATGAACCGCACAGACATCCTGGACGCAGCGCGACAGGCCGTCACGGTCGATAGGGCCGCCACGCATGGCCAGCTTGAGGACTCTTTCGGGCTGGTGGCGGCGTACTGGTCAGCGCACCTCGGAACGCCTGTCAGCTGCTCTGACGTGGCCGTGATGATGATCCAACTCAAGCTGGCCCGGATCAAGACCAGCCCGGAACACGCGGACCATTGGATAGACGTGGCGGGCTATGCGGCCTGCGGTGGTGAGGTGGCTGTAAAATGATGCCCCGGCCCAGCATTTACTACAACGATAACTGCCCTCAGGTCTGCGCGTGGATCCGGCAATTGATGTTTGACGGGCTGATCCCCTATGGCGTGGTCGATTCCCGATCGATCCTTGATGTGCAGCCCGCCGATCTGGAAGGCTTTACGCAATGCCATTTCTTTTGCGGGATTGCCGGATGGCCCTATGCGCTCAAGCTGGCGGGATGGCCCTCCACGCGCCCGGTCTGGACCGGATC